CCAATATGCGCCATCAGCTGGTTCGCCACCTGGTGCTGTTGCACTTGCTTCTAGCTTAGAAAGATCTAAGTCAGCTCTTACTACATATGCTCTGTTGCTAACGCCCAATACTGAATATGCAGTGTTTAACCCATACTCATTTAGTTCGCCACCGTGGATCATATTTCCTATAGCATCAGAGTAGAATGTAGCATCGCCAAATGTCTCTCCTAGCTCGCGCTGGCTGGTAATTAAATAAGGCTTACCTGCATTTGCTTGCAGTGTTCCTACTGCTGTTCCTGAACCACTTGCACTTACTTTATCTTGTGCAGTGGCAATAAAAAGTATTGGTACAGTTCCAGCACCTGCTGGAGTATAAAAACTCTCGTCAATTACGGTAACTTGTACGCCTGGTGATACTAGTGCCATGTCATTCCTCCTATTGGACTTTGTTATATGTATTTATTAGATACTAAACAAAACGGGCTATAATACCGCCTGAAAAAGGGGATGGAAAGGTGAGGTAAATACATTATGAGACCTTTATGCCTATGCGGCCAGCGACCTGCTGCTGTTAATTATAAAAAAGATAGAAAGATCTATTATCGTAAGCTGTGCGAAGTATGCTTACGCAATGGACTTAACCACGGTATACCTAAATGGAAACAGAGTGGGTATATTAAAAAAGATATTTGCGAAAAATGTAACTACAAAAGTAAACATGTTGAACAGTTCAACGTGTTTCATGTAGACGGAGATTTAAATAACTGTCGGCCGTCTAACTTAAAAACAGTGTGTGCTAATTGTCAACGTATTGTACAAAAAGAAGGTATTAAGTGGAAGCAGGGAGATCTACGTTCTGATTTTTAAAGATAGTACGCACAAGCGTTTCTACGTTCTTTTCAAGTCTTGCTAGATCGCCGTTGTTGTCAATGGTGTAATCGCACATCCATTGTTCAATGCTCATACTGCTAGGATCTTCTTTAGGTAAATGATCGCAACGATCTACCCAAATGGCATAGTCAAATACTTCTTCGTTTTGCATTGCAAAGAATTCGCGCTTGTTACGTAGCCCGCAGTAGATATCATGTTTAGCAAACAAGTTTCTACCCAGCTTGGCTAAGTCATCGCTGCAATAATCGTGGATCATATTGTACCACTCAGTCCGATGATTGTGCCTGTCATTAAAACACTCGTCTTCGTCTTTATATCCGTACTTGTCTTTTAGTTCGTTAAAGATAAACAGCTCTGAGCAGAACTTTGAACTAGATTGAAATGTGTATCCGTAATTTTGTAATAGATCACAAACTGTATCTTTGCCGTGTCGTCCGTGTCCAACGACTAATAGTTTAGGTAATTTCATAAATAACTCCGCCATGTTTTAATTATTATAAACTAAAACAAGGTAGATGTCAAGCGTTTATACGCCGTATTTGTTTTTTTTCTTTACTGCTACTGGACTAACTGTATTAATTTTACTTGTTTCAACACTGCCAGAGTCAGCAATCTGTGTAGGTGTAACGCCCATGATCTTACTAGCTAATCTAATGATTTCTTCTTCTTCTGGAGCATATGCAATTTGCGTTAGGTTTTCTGCCCATTCACTTTCTTGTTCCATGCTGTCAGCAGCTAAGTCGCCATTTTTAATTCCTAAGGCTGATGCAACTGCTAGGCCGTAGCGATATTGCATGTACGGATCTGTGTTTCTTAATTGTTTTTGTATAAAGGTGCCAGGCAACGGACCAGTTATTCTTGCTGTTAGACGAGACGTTGTACCTGTAAGTTTTGGATCTGTTTGTTCAAGTAGCTCTTTAATTTTCATATGTATTATCCAATCGTAAATCCGTATCCAATTCCGCCGGCCATCTGAGTTGCTACTTCTGCTTCAAGTTTTTCCATTTCAGCTTGTGCTTCACTTTTTAGTGCATCGCCGTTAAGTGTTGAGCCGCCTTGTGGTCCTGCAATAGTAGCAAATTTACTACGTGCTTCGCCAAGCATATACTTACAGGTTGCCAAGGTATAATCTTTAAGCCATTGTTTAGCTTGATAATCTTCTAACAATTGGCTATCTGGACGATAGTTATAACACTGCAACAACAACACCTCTTCAGCTCTAGGACGTTGTAGTATTGTTAATTTTTTACTAGTTGAGTTCCATGAAAATTCAATAAAGCTGCCAAACATGCGTCCTACTAGTTCTTGGTACTGCGAGAATATGTCGTATGTTGCGAGTCCTCCCATATTTGAACTAGACATTAAATATGCATTAGTATATGCTAAACTAAATGGATCAAATAAACTGCCACCGCTGTTTTGTCCGCTATCGTATAACTTAACGTTTACTATATCGTCAACATTTAACGGACTAGTAAATGTAATAGTTCTAGCTCCTGTATCAGTTACATATGCAGTAGATGTTACGTTATTTACAGAAACAACTATACTGCTGACAATCAACAGGTTGTAATTTACAGTAAATGTTTGATTGACTGTTGACGTTGCTGTATAAGTTTGTGAATACAGTGGGCCGCCACTTGCGGAAGTACTAGGACGAGACCCAATACTTCTACGAAAGATCTGTCTAACTTCTATAATTTCTTTAGGCAAAGTATAGGAATTTTGATCTATAATAGTAGGCATAAACATGTAGCTTTCTTCAACACTATTATCAGAACGTTGACGGAAGCGATTTAATGCTTTTAATAACGCAGTTTCATAGTGTATTGGATCAAGCTCAACATCGACCATGCCGCCGCCTAACATAGCGTAAACATAGTCAAATACCTCTTGTTTTTGTGTTTGCAATTCTGCCATTTGAAGTTCTCCGTCTAGTATTTATCGTTCCCTGTTACTTCCGATAAATAGTTGTATGCCAAGAATATCTTTATATAAGCCAGAACGCGGTAATGATTACGAATTTCTAGATCGACAGATCTCAGAAATGTTTACTGTTGGCGGAACTGATGTTAACATACACAAATATCTAGGTCCTGTTAATCCTGAAGAGGGTGAAGGAACTGCGGATAAACCCATTTACGATGCTGTAAAAGAAACCAATATACAGGATTTATTGTTTTTAGAAAATAGAGACAGGAAGTATGATACTTCTGTTTATACAATACGTGGAATTTATAACGTACAAGACATTGATTTTAATCTAAGTCAATTTGGACTATTTTTAAGCAATGATACATTATTTTTAACCATACACATTAGAGATAGTATAAAATCCTTAGGCAGAAAAATAATTACAGGCGATGTACTTGAATTACCTCATTTAAAAGACGAATATGCGCTTAATGATTATAGTATGGCATTAAAGCGTTTCTATGTTGTTGAAGATGTAAACAGAGCTAGTGAAGGGTTTAGTAATACATGGTATCCACACTTGTATAGATTAAAGTTGAAACAGATCTATGACGGTCAGGAATACGCAGAGATACTTGATTTACCTGCTGCTGAAGGCAGCGATACAACTCTACGAGATGTTCTCAGCACATACGAAAAAGAAATGCAGATCAGCGCGGCGGTAGTTGCACAAGCAGAAATAAACGCTCCTAAAAGCGGATTTGAAACTAATCATTTTTATACAGTTGCAACTAATGATGATGGTACTGTGGCATTGCAAACTGCTGACGAAACTGATATTGATGCCAGTAACATTACCACTAGTACAGATGAAATAGTTAATCGTCCTGCAAGAGAAGGCTATACTGGTTACTTGTTAAACTACGGTGATGGAACTACCCCCAACGCTGCACCATACGGATTTGGTATTCAGTTTCCTAGAAATCCGTTAGAAGGAGATTTCTTTTTACGAACTGACTACTTACCAAACAGGATGTTCCGCTATGACGGCGCAAGATGGTTAAAAGTACAAGATGATGTTAGAATGACACTGAGTAATACCCTTGATAGATACACGCAGAAAACTTCATTCATTAACAATACAAATACCAATACAATCGATGGTCAAGTTGTTCCTGAAAGACAATCTTTGTCACAAGCACTTAAACCAAAGGCAGACAATTAATGCAACATTTTTATGATGGTCAAGTAAGGCGCTACATTACTCAGTTAATGAGAATAGTTAGTAATTTTCCTGTTAAAGACGGTAAAGGAAAACAAACAGTTGTTCCTGTAATGTACGGCGACTTAACAAGACAAGTTGCTAATATAATTCGCGACAATAGCGAGAATAAACTTCCTAGTGCTCCACGCATGGCAGTATACATTACAGCATTAGAGTTAGACAAAGATCGTCTAACTGATTCGACATATACTCGATCTGTAAATGTTAGAGAACGTGCTTATGATGATGCAACGGGAGAATATTTAAATAGTCAAGGTCCTAATTATACAGTTGAGAGATTAATTCCTACACCATATATGATGCGGGCAAACGTAGATATATGGACCAGTAATACTGATCAAAAGTTACAGATATTAGAACAGCTATTAGTGCTGTTCAATCCTAGTTTAGAAATACAGACTACTGATAATTTTATTGACTGGACCAGTATCACTGTAGTAAATTTAGAAAGTGTGCAATTTACTAATCGCAGTGTACCTGTTGGTGTTGACAGTGAAATAGATATAGCTACACTGACATTTAGTATTCCAATTTATATTAGTCCGCCTAGCAAAGTTAAGAAGATGGGCGTTATTACCAACGTTATCACCAGCATGTTTGATGAGACTAGAGGCACTATTGAGAACGGTGTTAGTGCTCCTGAAGCTAATGCATATGACGATTTTGCAATCCCCGGAGCAGTTGGTAATGAGTTTGGTAAAAAGGCTGCAACGGCGCTGACTGCTCAAATGGCCAATGTTAACTATAATACCTACGGTGTTTATATTGAAGGTGCTAGTGCAAAACTTATTAGTAAGGGTACTATTGGTGCTAAAAACTGGCGAGAAATTTTTGAAGCACTACCAGGAAATTATGTTGCAGATGTAAGCAGAATATATCTAACTAACTTAGACAGCGATGTAACTATAACAGGAACTATAAGTCTTAATCCGTTTGATGAAGGCATTATAGGAGTTAACTGGGACGCAGATAGTTTCCCTCAAGATACAATTATTACCAGTGCCATTGCATCTAGAACCAGCATTGATTACATAATTGATCCTACACGTTTTGATCCAAGATCTATTAGAGATCCCGGTGTTAGAATATTGTTACTTGAGGATGTTGGGAACGAAGAAGCATTAGAAAATTCAATTGCTTGGAGAAACAGCAACGGAACAGGACTAGTGGCCTACGCTAATGATATAGTTGAATGGGATGGCACAAAATGGAACATTATTTTTGATACAACTAGCTCACCTGAAATTACCTATACTACTAATTTAAATACCGGTGTGCAATATCGATTCCATAACGGTAGTTGGTTAATGAGTGTAGATGGTGAATATCCAATAGGCACCTGGAGGATTGATCTCTACAGCTAATTATTAGTATGCAAAATAATATTAACTGTAGTGGTGCCTTATTTTATACCTTAAATACCAATAGGTTTTTATTCTTATACCGCAAGAACGGCAAGCGTTCTAACCAATGGGGTATAGTTGGCGGAACTAACGAGGGTGTTGAAACTCCATGGGAAGGGTTGCAACGTGAAATTACTGAAGAAATTGGTTCTATTCCTAAAATTATAAAGACAATTCCCCTAGAAACTTTCATAAGCACGGATGCAATGTTTCATTTTCACACGTATCTTTGTGTCATTCGCGACGAATTTATTCCGAAACTCAATGACGAGCATGACGGGTATGCTTGGGTAGGTTATGAAAATTGGCCAAAACCCTTGCACAGAGGATTGCGTAACACCCTTCAAAGTAAGATAAATCGTGCTAAATTAGAAACTGTATTTAGGATGGCGGATTTACTTGACAAGTAATTAAAAATACTGTATAATGAGAATATGATTAAAGTAGCAGTTATAGGCGACATTCTTATTGACCGTTATATTTACGGTACGGCAGAGCGACTCAGTCCCGAGGCGCCTGTTCCAATTGTGCGGCATCAAACTACATTTGATCGTAGTGGCGGCGCTGGCAATCTTTACGAGAATCTAAAGAGCTTGGGTGTTGATGTTGATCTATTGGACTTTAGTAGTCCCAAATGTATCAAAACCCGTGTATTTTGTGATGGTCACTATGTTACCCGCATCGATGATGACTACCTAACTGACGGCGTGGAAGCATTAATTGCTATTGAGGACATTGATTTTTCTCAGTATAATTATGTAGTACTGAGCGATTATAATAAAGGCGTACTAGATCAATCTAAAAAAATTATTGAACATATCAATCACTTTGGATGTAAAGTAATAGTAGATCCTAAAAGACCTGCAAGCTATTATGAAGGTGCATGGTTAATCAAACCTAATATGATTGAAAATACAAAATATGGATTTTCAAGTTGGCCTACTAATTGGATTGTAACAGATTCAAAAGGCCCTGTTCGTGCTAGGATTGACGGTACTATGTATAGTGTGCAACCTAAACAAGTTGAAGTAAATGATGTTACGGGGGCCGGCGATTGTTTCTTGGCAGCATTTGTATATGGTTTAACTAAAGGCTATGACTACACAAAGTGTCTTACAATAGCAGCCAAGGGTGCTACACACAGTGTAAAACATACGGGTACATACATACTAACAGTTGACGACATTGAAGACGCTACGGTGTTTACAAACGGTGTATTTGACATACTGCATCGAGGTCATTTTGAACTACTAAAACAGGCATGTGCATTGGGTACTAAACTCGTTGTTGGTATAAATTCAGATGCTAGTGTCAAAAGATTAAAAGGTGAAAGTCGTCCAATTAATAATCAAGCTATTCGCAAAGAACAGCTGGAATCATTACCATGGATTGATGAAGTAATTATTTTTGATGATGATACACCATATGAATTAATTAAAAAAATAAAGCCTAGTTTAATTGTTAAGGGAGGCGATTACACAGTAGAAACTGTAGTTGGACATGATTTAGCACCAGTGCATATTGTTGGCACTGTTGAAGGTTATTCCACTACTCGAATAATAGAGGCAAGCAAATGAATTATGATTTTATTGAAATAGGTACTTCTGATTTTGGTACTTTAATACAAGAAGCAGATAATACTACAGTTGGGATTTCGATTGAACCTATAAAATATTATTTAGATCGATTACCTAATCGAGACAAAGTTAAGAAGCTCAATTGTGCTGTTTCATTAGATGGTAAGTTAGGTCGAGCCAAACTATATTATATACCAGAAGTTTTAATTAGACGATACGATCTACCTTTTTGGATCCGCGGTTGCAATTCGATAGGTGACTATCATTACCAACACAAGCAACTGAAACTACAACATTTAGTAAAAATAATCAAAGTTGATACTATACCTCTTGCAAATATTTTACAAGAACATGAAGTTGAAGAAATAAAAATTCTTAAAATAGATACTGAAGGATCAGACTGTTTTATTTTACAGTCTTTTATTCCCGCACTACAAATAATGCCTAAACTATTTTGGCCAAAACAAATTCAATTTGAAAGCAATGTTTTAACGTCAACCTTAGTAGTTGATGAGACAATTAATCTTTATACTAATTTAGGATATAAAGTAGTTGAACGCGGCGAAGAAGATACTATATTACTATTGGAGGCAGGCAAATGAAAATATTAGTTACAGGACACAAAGGATTTATTGGTAAGAACGTTGTACAATATTTACAAAGTCAAGGACATGAAGTAGGAGCTTGGGAATGGGAACCAGGCGTACTTCCTAGCACAGAAGATTATGAATGGTGCATCCACTTAGGTGCAATCAGTTCAACTACATACACGGATGTAAATCAAATACTAGAACAGAATTTTGAATTCAGTGTAAGACTTGCACAAATATGCGAAAACTTTGGTACTAACTTTCAATATGCATCAAGTGC